TCTCTAAACTTAGCACCGGGAAAAGCTTGTGGATATAACTCACGAGACTTATCTATCATCTCTCTAAGCTCTGGCATAGACCTTCTAAGTATTAAAGCTCTATGTGCTTTTTTATGTGCATAACGTAGTGGGTCAACTATCATGGCATAAGATTTACCACCACCAGCAGCTCCACCATAAAGAACATCTTTTTCTGCAGCTGCTAAAAAATCTGTTTGGGGTCCTTCATTAGCATGAAAAAATACATGATGATTATCTAAATGTTCTTGAACAGCTTTAGGTAACCTATCTAAATCTCCATCAGTAACAATACCTTCTTTAGCATTGTCAAGTTTTTCAAGAGTAGACTTTTGTTTTTTAAATGATTTCTTAGCGTTGTTGAGCTTCTGCTCTAGCTTTTGAATATTTTTTTGTTTGCGTGATATAGTTCTACGAGCTACGGCTTCAGCATCGTTTGTAGGTCGTCCACCTTTTTTACGAGGCGTACCGTCTTTCTTTAATACAAAATTGCCTTCGCTATCTTGCAAGTAAAGATGTGGTTGGAGTTCCCAATCTTTCGCTTCGTAATCCATACTTTTTATCTATATGTTTTTTTAATCCGGGTGCAGACATTTTTCTGTCTGTCTTGTATTCTAACCAGTCACATGCAGCTTGTAATGATATCTCTTCGTTGACTACCATGTTCTCTGCTATCTGTAACGCTTCTAGTTCAGTCTCTATAGGTTTTAAAAAACTACTAGCTTCTTCATTTAACGAATACCCAAAAGGTATTGTAGATGTAGTTCTTTTTATATAGTCGTTCACTTTTTCTTTTTAATAGTTAAAGATTTTATTATTGTTTTTGTCATTGCTTTTTTTCCTTTACTCATTAAATGCTGGACTCCTTGAAAAGTAAACCACCTTTTTACAGATACCCACTTATCAAGAAATCTCTTACGCCAACTCACCTTTACAGGTTGGTTATTCTTTTTCTTTCTTGGCATTATCTTCTCCTTTATTTCCAAAAATTAAATCCCAGTTATCTTTATACTGTTGTGTATAAAAACCGGGTCGGGGTCTTGCTCCTTTTCCACCAGCACTCTTACCATAGATACTTTTTCTAAACGTCACAGGTTTTTCGTCACTACCTATTTGTCTACCCACTTATCTTTTCTTACCTTTATGTAAACCATGCTTTGCGTGTTGCTTACCTTTTGCAGTTGCTGCACGTTTCTTAGCGTTAGCTGCTGCAAGTTTCTTTTTACCTGCTGTAGTAGACTTAAGTTTTGCTATAGTTTTAGCGGGTGCATAAACTTCTCCAGTTTCTGAAGACTTTTTACCACTAGCGGTTGTCCACTTCTGTCCTGTCCATTTCTTTAAAGACTGTTGAGATTTTTTAAGTGCCATTACTTATAACCTCCACCTGCAGCCTTATAAGCTTTAGCTAACATTTGAGCTTTACGAGCAGACCATTGACCTGCTTTACCACCTTTAATACCAGCTTTTATTCTATTAAATAAACGCTTACGCATTGTAGGTTTAGTATAGTTATTTGCTTTGTTTACTGTTGATTTTTTCTTAGCTGCCATCTTACCACTTTACCTTATCAGCCCAATAAGCTGCTGACATCTTACCTTTTTTAATATTTTTACCGTGTCTCGCTTTAAAAGATTTGCGTTTAGCTTTCATCTTATCAGATTCACCTGACTTAGGCTTACCTGCTGTTGACGCACCTTGTTCACCAAACCTAATCATTTTAATAGTGCTGCCTTCTTTAGCTAACACCACGTGTGATTTAGTAGGATGCTTGGGAGTTCTCTTAGGTTTGTTATAACCTGAAAAAGTTTCTCCTCTGTATTCAATAGTCATTAGTGTATTGTCCTTTCTGCTAATAGTTCTTCATGTTTTAATTCGTGTATTTCTCCTATAACAAATAAACCATGTTGTATAGCTAGTCTACTAGCTTCTAACATGTTACTTGCTTTAATATAAGGTCCAATTAAAACACCTGTATGTTCATCTATGTATTCTGTTATCCATATCTTCATTTGTTTTTACGCATTAGCCTATCTTCTGTTCTTTGAAAAGATACTTCTAAAAATCTATTTAGTGCTTCACCTAAGAATTTTACAATTCTAGCGTAATATCTCTTCATAATCGCCATCTTCTGCATGTATATCAATCGTATGTTTCTCTGGTAAGATAAATATACCACCACTTACGTTATGGTTAATATCTAACTTATCTGTCTTTACAACACCAGCCCTATCTAGTATTGTTTGTGCAGCTTGTAACTTGTTATTAGCTTGAGGAACAGGCTTATTAGATTTCATAATCTCTATAAGCTTGAACGCTGCTGTAGGAGCTTCCCTCGCAAGTACGTCTGAGGCTAAATCTACTACTTCATGTTTTAATGATTTTAAGATTTGATAGTGATTGCCCGAATACCCTGCAAGTTCAGCTGACTTTTTGAAATCTCCACCAGTTTCTACTAGATGATTTAGGAAAGATTCCTGTTTATCTGTTAGATTTCTTTTCTTTTCTGGAAGGTAACTCATGCTTTTATTATATACAACATTTACTAGTTTGTCAAGTACTTTATAAACTTTAAAAGTATTTTAAAAAAGCCTTGACAAAAGTTAAAAGTATCTGTATAATAAAGTTGTAAACGTCCCCAGTCTAACATACAAGATAACACACGCAAACCTCTACTAAAACTAGGGGTTTTTTTATGCCTGTAAACTTATGGAGTTTTAGAAGTATGCGGCTAACTGGTTAATGCTCATATTGGGTAGAAATGTATGTGATTTACATATATGGGGGTATACGGGTATGGCGTTCCTGCCCCCCATCACTCAAACTTATAACACTTTATAAGCTTCATGAATGTTATACCTTATATCAACAGCTTATATTATTTTATAAGTCTTATGAAGTATAGATAATTTATATAATACTTTATAAGTTTCAATGATGTTTAGTTAAATTTCTAAATCTTACAAAGTTTTTAAAATTATTCTTGTTCTGGTTTATGATATTCTCAGAAAAGATATATTCATGATAGTTATAATATATTATAAACAATAAACATTATCCAACATTCTAAGCACTTCTAAAGACTTCGATAGTCTTCTAATATTAAGCCCTTGGATGTGCCTTTATAATTCAACAGGTGGCGTTATATGATGCCTACTTTGTCACACAACTGTCACAAACTTGTAACACTTTGTAACATACTTGTCATAATCCTGTAACATTCATGAGTCATAGTTTACATATTGAAATTAATTGTGTAATTAAACATAATTTAAGAATAGATAAAAGGAGGGTTTCTATGTATAAGATAGAACGCGACTCTTACGGGCAAGTCATCAATGTTTGGCATGATGACAAACCCGAAAAGATAAGCAAAAACGCTAGGCGTAAAGCAAAAAGATACGCGATTAAGTTTAAGAAAATTACAGCTAAAGCAAAAGCTGGAAAAGATACAAGTGGAATAAAATTTGAATGGTCTCAGATATGGCATACAAATAGACAATGCCAAAGTCCAGAGATGATTTTAATTAGAAAAGGTATTTAATTCACAAGATTGTCACATACTTGTCACATAGTTGTCACAATTACATGATTTAATAGAATAGTAAAGAAAACAATTAGCCGAATAGGGAGACCGAAAAGCTAAAGGCAAAAGGTAACGCCACTATTTGAAAAGGTTACCAAATTAAAAGGAGGTTTATTATGACACCGACAATTACGTTAGGCATAGCCTTAATATTGTTATCGTTAATCTTGTTAATTATAATGAATGGCTAGGAGGTAAGATATGAAATCGAGTAAACAAGTATTAGAAACTTTAAATAATAATTTATTATATTTAGAGTGGCACGTCAATGATTGTGATACTGTAGTGGTAGAAGAATGTATTAGACACATTGGCTACTTAGAAGAAATCATTAGTGAATTGATTTGCGAAACTGTACAATTAAATAAAAGATTAGGTTAAAGTCTCATTACCTATACAAAAATATGAGACAATTTAGAGGGTAAATATGATTAAAGAATTTACAATAGCTATAAAATGTCCGGCTACAAATAAGGACATTCAATTTGATATTAGAAGAACAAAAGATTATGATTGGCATTTATACGATAGGCGTATTGCTTCAGGGTGCTTTTCAATATGGGGTGATTGGTCAGACGCGATTAAAAGTGTCCTATCAATAACACCGAACAAGTAAATAAAAGATTAGGTTAAAGTCTCATTACCTATTGCAAACATGAGACAACTTAGAGGAAAAAATATGTTTAATATAAAAACATTTGAAGATAGGCATAACCCTAATAAGAAATTTCACCATGTGAATATGCTGGGATTGAAATTTAGAATTGCTAATAATAAGAGAAGTAGCACAAGAAGTAAAAAGCTTCTGTACTCTACACAGAGAGGTGTAGTGTTGAACTTAATACCAAGTCGATACCTATGCTTGATTACTAAGTAAAATGGCTTACAACTTGTTAAGCGTGGGAAGTAATCCCAAGATTGATAAGAGTAATAAAGTATCAAGTAAATACTGGTCGGTGATAATGCATCTTCGACCAGTTAATACGAAGATATGTCCTTATCAAGACATAGCCAAGTGCAAAAGTGCTTGTCTAAATACTGCTGGACTTGGTGGTGTTTACCCAAGTATTCAAAAGGCTAGGCAAAGAAAGACTGATTTGTTTCTGAATGACAGGGACGAATTTATGAAACAGCTCGTGCATGATATACATAAATTTATACGAGCATGTGATAGAAAAGAAAAGAAACCAGCGATAAGACTCAACGGCACGAGTGATATACAATGGGAAAAGATAGACATAGACGGACAGAACATCTTTGAAATGTTTCCAGATGTACAGTTCTATGACTATACAAAGATACCAACTAGGAAAGTTGACAATATATCTAACTATCATTTAACATGGAGTTACAGCGAAGCGAATAAGAAATACGCTGAGATGTTTGACAAAGTACCAAACAACAAAGCAGTAGTCTTTAGAACTAAGGACTTGCCGAGTATGTTTAGAGGGTTAGAAGTGATAGACGGAGACACCCACGACATGAGATTTTTAGACAGACCAAATAGCGTGGTTGGTTTAAAAGCAAAGGGACAAGCCAAGAAAGATTATTCAGGGTTTGTTATAGACGCTATACAAATAACATAACGAGGAGGTATAGTATGGGATACGAAGACTTAGCAAATATAAATCGAGTGATAGAGTTTATTCATGAGTATGGTAAATGTAGTTTAAAAACTACTGGACATTTAGATGATAAAGATATTGACGAAGGCTTATATTTCTTAGAAAATTTAAGGTCAGAAATAATAAATAATATATAGGAGTAACTATGAAAGAATTATTAGAAGATATACAAAGCACACTTCAACACATTGTAGATAGTGAAGAGTGGGAAGCACTACAAGAAGGTTCAAGTGCTGAAGATTTAATTGGAACTATAGACAAAAAGTTAGAGGAGTTAAACAATGAATGAAGCACTACTACATATACTAGAAGACACTTTAGAAGCTATGATAACAAAACATGAGACAGCTTTAGTGTTGGCAGAAGATGAAGAATACTGTAAACATTGTGAAGATACTCTGGAAGAATGTGGAGGATATAAATGTTGGATAAAATAGCAATACAAGAGAAAATATTTAAGCAAATTCTTGAACAAGACGAGAGAGGATTACTTGATAGAGAGGTGCAGACAATAGCAGAATGCTACAATCTACATCAAGATGACGATAGAGATGAGATAGTTCAGTTCATAGCTGAAAATATTTACCATAACTTTTATACTTAGGAGGTATAATATGATACACAATGATATAAAGAAAGGTATGAGAGTTCAACTAACGCCTATACCTATGATTTCGAATGCACCTAGAACTGCTACAATCATGGATAATATGAAAGGCATTACTAGAATGGTTCATATAGATGAAAAGAATGGATACTTTGCCGACATGGGAAGCGTATATGTTAGTGAAATACAATTTGTACTATATGATAATGATATGCCTGAACCAATAGATGTTTCAGAAGCACATCAAAAGAAATTAGATACA